CTCCCACCAGGCCCTCACGGGCCCGTCACTCACACTTATGTGTAGTGATCCACTGGACTACCAAGCGGTTGTCCAGCCCAGTCTGATGTCGACGGACCGGGGACGTCCTGCACGTTCCAAGTGGTCTTCGTTGATCTCAGACCCCCATAGGTGCGCCATTCGAGCCGCCAAACGCGACTCGTCCAGCTCACCCTCGAGGCCATGCTTCAACAAATGGCACTTGAGTAGGGCTCCTGCTCCTTCTAGATTATCTAGAGGGAGTTTGGAGAACGGAACATAGGCTCGGATTTCAGGCCTATGCAACGTACGTGAATAGCGATCTGTCTGAAGTCCAGGCAGAACGCTCTCACGTCCTAGCGCAGGAGATGATGACTTGACTACCGGATAATACTTTAGTATTTTCCGGATCTTGTCATCTAGCCACTGGCAGGTTGTCCAGTAGCCAGCCCAATAGAGCTGGTTACGAAGGGCAACCGTGGCTATTAACTCCTGGACGTGCCTCCTGTTAGTTGGGAGTACACGGCGGACTTTGACGATACTAACATCAAAACCGTCGTAGTACTCCTTCCCGCAAGACTCACGGAACTTACCGTTCCAGAAAGACTTGCGTCGATTCACCCGAGCTCCGAAGAGTTCGAGAGTCTCGATAACGGAGTCCACAAATTCTACGGGGATAACGATGTCATCCCCGTAGACACGCACCCTCCCCCTCATCTCCTCAAGGAGAGAAGGGGAGAACTGGGTGTTAAGCTCTCGTTCAATCCCAATAAAGATTATGGTCAAAAAGACCATAGCCTCAATGGGAAAGGTGAGAGCTGAACCCATAGACGCGAACTTGGAAATGGACATAATGCCATGACCAGGTACATCGACTTTTGTCGAGCGACACGCTTGAATAGCCTTACGCAATAGGCCAGACGAACGTGTCATCTCGAGTACTAGTCGATTCGAGACTCGGTCGGATGCCTCACTCAGATCGAGTGTAGCGAGCTCACGGTAACGTGAACCCTCGAGGGCCATGCGCTGATTTGGCGTTTGGTCATCGAATCCGAGAAAGGAATCAAGATGGAAATCCTTGATCCCTTCGAGGATAAGGGGGAGGAGGGACTGTTGTGCATATTGCATAGCAGTCGGCTCTATCCCGATTATCCTCGGAGTCTTGAGCGTTTTAGGGACGGAGATTACCCTTACGGGTATTTCCGCCTCAGGCTCGAGGATGTCGACTACGGCAAGCTCCTCGAAGTAAGAGGGGCTTGGGATGAGGTAACTTTCGATTGGAAAGCTCTCATCCAGCCGTCTGGGCCAGGTACGTTGGCTGTATTTTGCATTCCCATGCAATCTATCAGCGGTCGCACCTGGACCATGCTTTGGGACGGGCGGATCGTTATAGATCTTGCGATCTATGCTGATCAGCATATCCCTAAAGAGCATCGTCGATACACGGCGGAATGCCTCCAAATCAATGGGGCTTCGACGTGCATCTTCAATGCCGACATCCTGCTCACACTCGACGTACCCACGATAAGCACCCTTCTCACGCGCATCACTGCACGGGAGAAGGATCTTGGAGTACATCAGCGTTAGCTGACGTATCGCCAAGATTGCGTCCTTATTAGGGTCGTCGAGTAACACACCAGAATCTCGGTCAAACACTTGACTCAGGAAACCTCCGAGAAATCGGGGGAGACCTTTCAGACGGTGGAAACCACCGAATGAACTGGAGTCTACATAACCTCGGTCCAGACTTTCTTCAAAGTCTTTTCCGAAGTTAGCAAGGGTTATCGTTAGAAACGAGAACCCCTCGTGTTTGACACGAGTCACGACAGTTTTAATGTCGTGGGTGGTGCTTGTGTGACATCTGGTAGCAGATTCTTCTGCTACCATCTCCCACAAAAGGACATCGTCCCTTCGTGGGCGGTGGAGCCGTTGTTGGCTTTTCATAGCCCGTTCTCCTAATCGGTTGAACGTTAGCTATCCAAGCCCACAACATAGCACTACAGTGAGTTACTTGAACTGTAGAACATACAGTCCAGGCATGCCCCAGGGAATTTCTCCCGAGGGGACAAGCTCACTGTGGCACTCCTGGATCACGAATTCGTGATGGGGAGGACACCTAATTATTGTCCCAGGAACTGGGAGAATAAGTTCGGGGTCCGAACCCATCCCATCCTTGTCGCCGCGCACAATAAATAGTGTGCACAGCGAAAGGATAACGAATACCAGGCAGAGCCCAAGCGCAAGTGGTTTTCTTTCCAAGTATAGAAAGAATCGCACATGCGGCAAGGGCGTCGATTGACGACTTTTCCCCATGCAAATCGCCTTAGAGTCTACGACTCGCCGGCGAGGAGCTTGGTGATCAGCGCGTCAGTCGAAGCGGAAAACATGGCCTTAAAGCCATCGTAGACCGCCTTGGCCTCGGTCGGACTGTACCCCAGCGTCGGAACGTCAAATACGATGTAGTTACTCATCGACAGTTTGGCGTTCTGGGCCGGGATGAACAGATCCGGCGCGATCTTGGAGTGGTCGACCCGGAGAACTCGGCGCGTCCGACGCCCGTAGGCGTGGGAAGCGGTGAGCTTCACCAGACCGTCAGAGGACGTGTACTCGCTCTTGTTGTTCTGGACGTTAGTCCGAGGCAACGAGATAGCGGTACCCGAAATCGTGATGGACTGGGGGTCAGCGTATGCCATAGGCATTGCTCCTTACGCGGGTATAAACCCGCTTTGGTGGTTGTGCAGTAGACCTACACTAGCTGCGCCGTGAAATACCGAGCGCAGCCAGGATCGAGGCCTGGAAAGTCGATAGACCTTCCCAGGATACCCCGAAACCAAAGGGGTCTGCCTGTCGCCTCACCTTCGTCTCAGTGACGAGGGATACGGGTCCAGCAGCCAATGGATTGCCCTGAGGGGCAAATCCAGATCTTGGCTGTGTATAGGTACGTTTTCTAATGGAATGTTCCATTATGTACCCATACCGCATAACCAGGCCGCCGTTCGCAAAGTCGGAGACGTTAGATATAACGTCACCGGCATTTGAGAACCAGTCGACCGCCCAGCTCCAGGGAGTCAGTTCCCAGACTAGGTCTGGAGATGGATCAAGGCCGAATCTATCGGCAATGAGCGCGAGCTTACTAAGCTGATTCCGGCTATCGTATCCGGAAGGCAGATAGTAAGTAAACGCTCCACTGAACCATCTGTCGATCACGGTTTCCTCCGTGACTTCAACTGGTCCCGCCGCAAGTCCATCTGGTCGGATACCATTTCCTCCATAGCAAAGTGCTTTGGCGGAAAATTCGGTATTTTCCTTCCAGGTGTCGCTCGTGGTTTCTGTTGGGAACCTGTAGTTCCGTCTAACGACCTTTCCGGCATCTCGTTCGTACTGTGAAATCACAGAATCGAACTTTTTGACGGTGTTAACGAAATCAGAAATATCGTTAACAAGGGGTCGCCAGCCAAATTGGGCGTTCAAGTAGTCTTTACCAGCACTACGAGCAACGTCCGTTCTGGCCTTCCAGCTCTCAGAGCCTGGCAGGTGAGGTAAACCCTCCCTGAACAGTTCTCCGAGAGCCTGACCGGCATCTACAGGTGGATTAGTAGGCTTACATCGTGCAATAGCCGTAGCCCCCAATTCGTTCAGTCGAGCATTGCTCGACTTCGCGGTAAGAGGGAATATCGGATATTGCCGGCCCGTCACAGGATTCGTGCCAGTAAGGCCGAACCTGGGAAGGAGCAGTGCGTCCTCAGTTGAGTCACGCACTGCGACGCCGGGACCAATCTGCGTGATATAACTATCACGTATGTTAGTCCTTGCGCCCTTCGTCACCACATATTCTTTCGTGGTTTCGAAGTTGCCGCCGATGTCCTGAAGGCCGCCTTTTCTAAGACGGCTAACAGGATGCCCTTCGGACACAGTAGTCTGCATCCCGCCAAGGTATGGTGCATCCACTTCGGATACGGAGACGTTATAAACGCCTGCCGGATATCCTGGTGGATCTTGAAAGTTCTCACGCTTGCTTTTGTATTTCTTTTTGGAAATACTAGGCAATCTGCGAGAACGCACAGTAATACCTGGCGCCAACAGAGAGCTCCTTTAGTGGTTTTCTCGTCTCATTTGAGACGAGAGGTGTCATGCACTGCACGGCCCCCCCAGGGATGGGG